ACCGCCTGGATTCTCATCACGGATATCCTTAATCCTTTTCAGTTTCTGATAAAGGGCAGCATCTCCCCCGAGACGCATAGCACTAATAATAGTACCAAGTTCTTTGTCGTTAATAGGTAGTTCCATTAGGAGAAAAATAATTCCAGGTTTACAGTTTTTTCGACATTCCAACCAATTGCATCAAGAATTGCTTTCAGTGGTTCGACAAAGGACTTATCAAATTGTAAGTCATAGTCAACGTACTTGTCAAGGTCAAGTTCTTTAGGAAACTCTTGAATGAAAGAGATTACATTCTCATGCAGAGTGTTTGGTTTTTTCAAATAACAAAATTTAATCTTCTCACCATTTTTAATCAAAGAGTATTTGTTACTCAGTTTGTTTTTATTAATATAATGGTTGAACAACAATGCACCACGCACATGTATTGGCGTCCCCTTAATATAGATATCTGAGTATGATTTATATTTCACCACATCAGATACTGAACGAGGGAAGGAAATTTGTTCAGGGGGCAAACTCTTAAACTCTGCTCTAGACTTATCAATAAAGTCAATAACATCTTCTTCTGTTCCAGTCATTAGGATGTTAAATGCCTCCTTGAGCATCTTACGGCAGGGAGCTGGAGTGGATGATTTGACGGACTCAATACCCATCACTTTTAGTTTGGGATCCTCATAGCGGACACCCTCACTATCCCACACGTTAAGAATATATCTCTTCTTTGCAGTCCAGATACCACGGTCAGCAATATTCTCGCGCTTCATTTGCATTTTCTGGTCATACGCCGATACGTAGTTCGCCAGATTCTGGTAACACTGATCGATGTACGGTTCAAACTTATCTTCACAGATTTTGTCAAGTAATCCCACAATCGCAACCTTGTCGCTAGACTTAGTAGCAAAAAATTTATTAACAAGAGGTCCAAGATTAAGATAAATTGAGTCGGTGTCAGACGCAATTACGTAGTCCTCGTCAGTTGTTTGCAACAGTTTATTTAGATACTGGTTCATCTTACGCTCAATCCAACGGATAGAGACTTGACCAGAAAGCGTAATCGCCTCCGCATTGGCCAGTTTATAGTACCTAAAATACTGATTACCGATAGCACCATAAGCAGAGTTGAGTGAGATCTTCTTAGCCATCTGGATATTGTTGCACCGTGCAATCTCTTTCTCCAGTGCCTTGGTTGGGGTCTTTTCATATTGTTGTTTTGCCTGAAGCATTCGCTTCTTAAAGATTACACGATCGCCATACATTTTCTCCATGAGTTCTGGTAGGAAACCACGTACATCTTTGCGATACATTGCACCATTGGCACACACCGCATTATCTTTATACAACTCAAAACTTATTTCTTCATTAAGTATTTTATCCACTGTTGCTGTGGGATGACGTTCTTCCAGTAATGTTTCTGGGGAAATATTGTACTGCATAATGAGATGAGGGTATAGACTGTTAAGGTCAAAACTGACAACCCAATCATACTTTCCCGGAATCGGTTCCTTGACATAGGCACCTGCGTACTTTTCGTTTTTATCGGATCTAATCTTAGGCGGAATAACAATGTCCCGCTTCTTTAGATAGTTATAGATAATGGTATCCCACATACGAACTTGATAGAACACATCTGCATAATTAACTTTGGCATCATATGCCATAGTCAAGGCAAGTTCAATCAACTTCATCTTGTCTTCCAGTCGGTCAACAAGTTCTACGTCAACGATGTTATATTCAATAAACTTCTGCCATCCCTTAGTATAAAAGTCTTTAAAGGTATCAAACTCACTGTGATCTAGTTTCTTTTGTCCTAGTTCTACCTCAGCAATATAGTCCAATCGATAAGACTCTTGTGCCTTATAAGTAAACTTCTTGTAAAGATCTAAGTAATCCAGTTGAGTCAATCCACCTACATCAAAAGTGATGTGCTCCCGACCCTGAATGAAAATCTTTCCTTCAGTCACAAGTCCCCAGTTAGAGAAACGTTTCATTAGTTTCTCACCTAGGACACGATTAAGTCTCTTACAGATGTACGGGATATCAAACAGTTGGATATTCCAACCAGTTACAACATCAGGAACATCCTGCATCCAGTAATTAATAAAGTCACCAAGTAACTGCTGTTCTGTTGGGCAGTGACGATACGTGACATTCTTTTGCTTATTTACAAAAGGTTTTACCCCCCAAGTAATAATCTTCTTAGTGGTGTAGTCCTGAATAGTAATGGCAAGAATCTCCTCTGATGCAGATTCAACATCAGGGAATCCTTTCTCTGCTGTGGTCTCAATATCAAGAGTTACAAGTTTGATTTGACTGATATCAAACTTGATTTCATTTTCAGGATACTTTTCAGAAATGTATTGATAGATGTATCGATCATTTCCGTAAATAGGAAATCCATCAACCTCATCATATTTCTTAAAGAACTCTCGACAATCTCTTACCTGACCAGGTTTAACTGGTTCAACAAATTCTCCGTTAAGCGTTTTATATTTTGATTCTTTCTTTGACCTAACAAACAGTGTTGGATAAAATTCATCACGATGCTCATACCTTTTTCCATTGTCAACTCCTCTAACGAGGACCTGATTTCCAATCAACTGAACATTAGTGTAGAAACGCATTACTTGGTTAACTCTTCGTACTTTTCAACAAGGGTGGGCATAGGTTCTGTAAGGGTAATAATCTTATCAGAACTAATCATAAAAATGTCTTCACGAGACACAGAAATTAACCATGGTTGTAGTGTTCCATCTTTTTGAAGAACAAACGGATTAGTCAACTTACAGTCTGGTTGTCCAATGTCTGCTCCAATTTCATCAATCTGACTGATCAGAATTTGATTTGTCGTCAGTAGAATTGCCTTGATTATCCTTTCCATAGTTTACGATGTCTTCGATGTACATTTCTTTAAGTTTTACTGTTGGGTTGACCATGGTGATTACCCAGTCAGCAGGGACAGGAATATCCTCATCTGGAGTCAGGGGAATCCAGGGGAACATGGTTACTTCATATCCTGCTCGTTTCTCTTTAGAATCTTCTTTGATAACATTAGGATTGACCATCTTGACGATGCATGGTCGATTCATGTAGTAACCAATAACTCTTTTGTTTTCTTCGCCACCCACACACATCTCGGAGACATCAGTAATGATGTCTTCACCTGACTTGAGCAGCATCAATTTAATTGTCATAATGCAATCTAACCTCCATATATTCTAGCAATAAAAAAGAGGGGCGTCAACTGGATTTGGCCAGTTACCCCTCCGTCTGCGACGACGATATTCAGTTTTATTTAGTATTTATTTTTTAGGGGTAAGTGCAAATGCTCCGGTCATCACTGCTCCAAAAATGGCTAGGGTTGCTAAGATTTCCATATGCTAAGAAACAAATGTAGTAATGGGAACTCCAATAAAAATAGTCATTAAAGTTCCAGCTGCTATGGCAGTGGTGGTGAAGTTCATTAATACCTCCTAATTAATTACAAAATTATTTAGAAATTAATGTATCACTATGATACACTTTTGTATCAACCGCAGCAAAAATTAGTTAGGATTTACAAATAATCCTTACGAGCATGGTGTTCGGGGACAATCTTCTTCACAAGGATAGTGAGAAGTCCATTTTCAAAATTCACATCGGTCACTTCAGTTCCCTCCGCAAGAGTCCAGGATCTTTCAAAGTTCCTATAAGCAAGTCCTTTGTGGAGGTATTGACCCTCCTCGGTGGTTGCTTCCTTATCACCTTTCACTGTGAGTTTACCATACTCAGTAAATGCCTTGACTTCATCTTTAGTGAATCCAGCAAGAGCAATCTCAAGACGTGTTTCTGTGTTATTTAATTGTACAACATTATATGGAGGATAATTACTTTGTGTTTGGGTATGGAAAACGTTGGTTAGATAGTCATCCACCCCGATAGAGTTGCGGACAATCTTATCCATCAACTGATCCAAATCGGCAGCATTAAACTTCATTAAGTTAGTCATTTGACTTCTCCTTTTAAAGCGAGAGTGTGTTGTGTGGTCCCCGAAGGCAACCTTTGGCGTAAAAGGGGAACTCAAGAGTTCCAATCCTCTTACAATACTATTTAACCACAAAACAAAAAAAAGAGGAACGGTAATAACCGAACCTCTTTATGTGGTGTTCCGACTTTCGTAGAGACCGCACGAAAGGTCTCAGTTTTATTTAGCTGCTTCTTCTTGGGGTTTAGTCTTTTTCCCAATATTGTATTTCTGTTCAAGCACCCAATCTCCTTTGTCCTTATATGCAAGAACCTTGATTTGATTCAAGGGAGCAATGTCAAGCACAGTATCCTCTTTAACGACTGAGATAAGTCCCCAGTCAGCAAGCAGACGTGTGATGCGATTACGTCTCTGTACGTCGTTTACAGTGAGGTTAGCGTGCTTACCATCAAGGGCAAACAGTTCCTTAAAGTGAACGATAAAATATCTTCCCTGCTTGTGCAGGATATGGCATGACTGATAAAGTTTCTTTTCTTTTCTCGATGCTACACCAATACGAGTCAGCGTCTCACGCACTTTAAGAAAATCATCAGGTTCATTAAGGAGCACCTCTACCATTTGATCTTGAGACCAATCAACCGTAGGTTCTACAGTATTAGTCATTTCATTCCTCCAATATCAAGTCGTTGTTTAATAAAATTAATCTGTTCTTTAGTCAGGATTTTTAGAGCTTGAGATGCTTTTTCATTACTATAACCATAGTATTTTTTGATGCTTTCTAGATCCGTGACTTTATCCTTACGGAGCCAGGGAGAAAATCTCTTTCTTTTCCTCAAAGTATTTAGATAAAAATAATATTGCATATCTTTATCTAAATTAGCATATTTGTTCATCTCATTGGCGAACATGACACAATCAATGTGCCCAGACAAACAACGATTAATAATATATGGAGGGTAAGAGCTAATGTCCTCACTGATATCTTCCTTTGTAAAATTAATTGAATTCAACCAGTCCTTGAGTTCCATAATTAAAAAGTAAAAGTTCTTTGCGTTTTTTTTGTTCACGCATATATTCACCAACTGAGCGCATAGTGTAAGTTAAATCAAACTCTGCTGCTCTCCATTTCTTGAACCTATCCTTCACCAGTTGGTCAGAGTTGTAACTAATCAACTGAGGCATGAAACATTCATCGCAGTCCGTGGCAAACCTATCGTGATCGAATCCTTTATGCATAGATCCTTTCTTGCCATAAAGATTATCTTTGATGTCATATGGAGGATCAAGATATACAAAGGTGTCCCACTCATTGTCCATCAAATTCTCATAGGACACATTAGTGATCTCCCAGTTCTCAATTATCTTTGTGTATCCTGGGAGTTTTTCAATTCCTCGCATTGAGAAGTTGGAGTCACTTGCTTGTTTGCTGAAGGAGGATGACTCGGTGAGACCAGAAAAAGAACACTTATTGATAGTATAAAAACTGACAGCACGCTGTAAAGAGTCATTATTGGATTCGTCATTTAAATACTCCTTTGATTTTAAGAATAGTTCCTTTGCAGATCCTGGTTCTGGATGTCTAGATTTTAGATCACATAGTGTTTCATAAAGAGCATTGCCATCATTTTGAAGAACCCTCCAAAAATTATAAAGAGGTTCATACAAATCATTTACCCATACTTTGAGATGTGGATATTTTTTTGTAATATGAATTGCTACACTACCACCACCAAGAAATGGTTCACGATATTCATTATAGTCACGCAAATCAGGGATATAAGGATCCATCTTAATACATGCGCGACTTTTGCCACCAGGATATCTTAGAGGAGTCTTATGAGATTTCATAGGTAGTTAGGTTCATCCGCACGAAGAAGAACACCCTCAACCTTATTCAGTAATTGTTGCATATCATTATGCAAAACACGATACCCAGTGCCGACATACAATTGCCCAAGGACAACTGATACTGTAGCAGTCCCCCAAAAAACGTAATACCATCTGGATTTTACTTGTGCTTTAATCTTGGTTTTCATAATGTTTAATTAATCGTTCTGCTTGTTTTCTATCAATACCACAAGGGGCATTCTTAAGGCATCTAATGATAACCTCATTATCGCATATAGGAGGTTTGATTGTAAACCCCCACTTATCTACTTTACCTTCCGTAGGTGCTTCGACATAATCAAATTCACTTGGCATTATACAGTATCTTTGTAGGTAATAGTTATTTGTTTGTATACTTCATCTCGATTATCACTATTATACACATTACAACGTTCGATCTTAGCATCTAATATCTTCACCACATTATCTATCTGTAAATTAACTATGAAGTCTGTAAATACAGGAGTGATTCCTATTTTATCAGATCCTGGTGCGTTAAAATCATCCATTGTCAATACCTTTGGGGAAGTTTTCAATCTCAGTCAGTTCATAATCCCAGTCTTCCATGACTTTATTAGCAAGGAATCTATCAGAGAGCATTTCCAATTCCTTCTCAGCATACTCTCTAGTCTCTGCTTCCAACCAAACATCAACTACCTTACCCAATCTAAGTTTCTTGATATTGAGTTCAGACAATCGCTTACAGGCATCTCTCACAGCATTGCCAGGTGAGTCGTCAACCTGTGACCTCAGACGGATGAATACTAATGCTTTAAACTTCATTATTATAATATGCGATAGTTGCATGGAACTTATCTATGGGATCAATAGTCTCTCCCAATGCACTCATTATTCTTACTTTCACTTCTTCATTACTAATCTCTTCCAAGATCTGTCGCAGTTCATCATCATCAAACTTCACATAATAATTATTATAATGCTTCATTTGAATTCACACTCCACCATAATCTCAGTCAAACACGCAAGCATATTTATTTCCTGATCCGCAACAAATGCCATTTGATACTGATACTTAGCGAGAGTAAGCACAGCAGCAGGAATACTATTCGGAACCATGGAATCATAACAAGCATCGTAAATACGACGCAGTAGAACAGAAGTATCATTGTCCAGGTTATTGACAACCCATTTACGTACTTCGGGAAAATCTTTCTGCTTAAGTTTCTTAACCAAGTCATTTACTTTTACATCACTAAATGTTGCAAGAATACCAGGATCAATAGTACCAGAAGAAGAGTATCGTTGACACTCATTAAGAACACGTCTCCAATCTGGGAAGTGTTTGTTAATGAGTTCTACCAGGACCTTGTTATCATATTTAACACCTTCTGTATCCAGGATTTCTTGGATACGTTTGAAGAATGAGGCTGCAAGTCCCTGTCTAT